CCACCACGACGGCAATCCGATCATGACCTGGTGCATCAGCAACGTGATCGGCAAGACCCTGCCGGGCAACGATGATGTGGTGCGCCCGATCAAGCAGGGCAACGACAACAAGATCGACGGCGCGGTGGCGCTGATCATGGCCGTGGGGCGCGTGATGGCGCCGCAGGAAGACGATGACCCCTATGCAAGCCGAGGATTGAGGACGCTTTGATGGGCCTGTTGAGCCGATTTTTTCGTAAAGCCGATCCGGTGGTGATCAGCACGCCGGAAGAGCTTGCGGCCGTGATTGGCGCGACATGGGATTCAAGCGCGGGCGTTGCCGTGTCGCCTGAGACGGCGATGCGGTTCTCTACCGTCTATGCCTGCGTGCGCGTCATCGCCGAATCCATCGGCGCGCTGCCGCTGGTGCTCTACCGGGACAACGGCGCCAAGGGCGAGCGCGAGACGCGCCACCCGCTGCACCGGGTGCTGACGGTTGCCCCCAACCCGTACATGACGCCGGCCGAGTTCAAGGAACTCATGGCCTCGTGCCTGGCGAGCAACGGCAACTTCTACGCCTACAAGGTGTGGGCGCTGGGCGAACTGGTCGAGCTGCTGCCGATCGATCCGTCGCGCGTGACACCGAAGCTGCGCGAGGACTGGTCCGTCGTCTATGAGGTGACGTTCCCGGATGCGCGCCGCGCGGTGCTCACGCAAGACGAGCTGTGGCATGTGCGCCTGTTCGGGCGCGATGGCCTGCTCGGGCGCTCGCCGATCAGTCAGGCGCGCGAGGACATCGGCGCCGCGATCGCCGCGCAGCGCATGGGCGGCGCCTCCTTCAAGAACGGCTCCAAGCTCTCCGGCGTGCTTCACACGGACGGCACGCTCAAGGACGACGCCTACCAGCGCATCCGCGCGAGCTGGCAGGACACCTACGGCGGCGTCGACAACGCGAACAAGGTCGCCATTCTCGAGGGCGGGCTGAAGTTCCAGTCGGTGCAGATGTCGGCGGCGGACGCGCAGTGGATCGAGTCGCGCAAGATGAGCCGCAGCGAGATCGCCGGCACCTTCCGCGTGCCGCCGCACAAGATCGGCGACCTGGAGCGCGCGACGTTCTCGAACATCGAGCACCAGGCGCAGGAGTTCGTCACCGACTGCCTGCTGCCGTACCTGGTGAAGATCGAGCAGCGCATCAATGCCGGCCTTCTGCCCAAGGAAGACGTGGGCCGCTACTACGCCAAATTCACGCTCAACGGCCTGTTGCGCGGCGACGCGAAGAGCCGGGCCGAGTTCTACACGCGCATGGTGCAAAACGGCGCCATGAGCCCCAACGAGATTCGCGCGCTGGAAGACATGAACCCGCGCGACGGCGGCGACATTTACCTGACGCCGCTCAACATGGCTGTGAACGGGCAGCCCATCAAGGAGCAAAGCGCATGAGCTACAAGCAGCGCATGGACTTCGGTTTCGAGATCAAGGCTGTGGGCGAGGACGGCACGTTCTCCGGCTACGGCTCGGTCTTCGACGTCAAGGACTCGGCGCAGGACATCGTGGTCCGGGGCGCCTTCGACAAGAGCCTGGCCGAGTGGAAGGCCGCGGGGCGTATGCCGCCGATGCTGTGGCAGCACCGCATGGACGAGCCGGTCGGGATCTATACCCGCATGGAAGAGGACGACCGTGGCCTGTACCTCGAGGGGCGGCTGCTGATCGATGCCGACCCGCTCGCCAAGCGCGCCCACGCGCACATGAAGGCCGGCAGCATCTCGGGCCTGTCGATCGGCTACACCCTGCCGAAAGACTCGTGGCACTGGGACAAGGACAAGCAGGCCTACATCCTGAAGGAAATCAAGCTGTGGGAGGTGTCGGTTGTGACCTTCCCGGCCAACGATGCCGCCCGCGTGCAGACGGTGAAAAGCGCGCTGGCTGCAGGCGAAGCGCCCGACGAACGAACGCTCGAAGCCATCCTGCGAGACGCAGGCATGTCGCGCAATCAGGCCAAGGCCATGATTGCCGGCGGCTACCGCGCGATCGGCTGCCGAGATGGCGGTGACACGGACGACGCCGAGATCAAAGCCGCGCTGATGGCGCGCGCTGCTTACCTTCCGGCCTGACGGCCTTCGCAACACCCCATTTCGGCCCGCCTATGGCGGGCTTTTGCGTTTACAGGAGATTCACAGCATGAGCAAAGAAGTCATCGAGCTGATCGAGAAGCAGGGCCTAGCCTGGGAAGAGTTCAAGAAGACCAACGACCAGCGCCTGGCCGACCTCGAAAAGAGCCGCGGCACCGCCGACTACGAGGCGAAGCTGTCGGCCATCAACGCCGACATCACCAAGCTCTCCGAGCAGATGAAGGAGATCGCCACCAAGCAGGCGCGTCCGGGCAACCCCGGCGCGGGCGACGTGGCCGACGCCGAGTACACCAAGGGCTTCGGCGCCTTCGTGCGCAAGGGCGACATCACCGGCATCGAAGGCAAGGCGATCAACGTCGGCACCGACTCGGACGGCGGCTATGCGGTCCCGGAAGAACTCGACCGCTCCATCCTGATGCTGCTGCGCAAGGCGACCCCGATGCGCGCGGTGGCGGGCCAGATCACGGTCGGCACCCCGGACTACAAGAAGCTGGTGTCGCTGGGCGGCGCCGGCTCGGGCTGGGTGGGCGAGACCGACGCCCGCGCCGAGACCAACACGCCGACCCTCGCGCAGATCAGCCCCTTCATGGGCGAAATCTACGCCGAGCCGCGCGCCACCCAGCAGTCGCTGGACGACGTGTTCTTCAACGTCGAGCAGTGGCTGTCGGACGAGGTGGCGATGGAGTTCGCCGAGAAGGAGAACGCCGCGTTCGTCTCGGGTGACGGCACCAAGAAGCCCAAGGGCATTCTGGCCTACCCGAACGCTGCCACCGCCGATGGCGTTCGCGCGTTCGGCACGCTGCAGTTCGTCAATTCGGGCGCCGCCGCCGCGATCACCCCGGACGGCCTGGTGGATCTGATCTACAGCCTGCGCCGCGGCCACCGCCTGAACGCCTCGTGGATGTTCAACGGCATGACGCACGCCGCAATCCGCAAGCTCAAGGACTCGGACGGCAACTACCTGTGGGCGCCGGGTCTCCAGGCGGGCGAGCCGGATCGCCTGCTGGGCTACGGCATCGTCGAGAACGACGACATGCCCGACGTGGCTGCGAACGCGCTGCCGATCGCTTTCGGCGACTTCCGCCGCGGCTACCTGATCGTCGACCGCATCGGCACCCGCATCCTGCGCGACCCCTACACCGCCAAGCCCTTCGTCAAGTTCTACACCACGAAGCGCGTCGGCGGGATGCTGCAGGACTCCGAGGCCATCAAGCTGCAGAAGATCGCGGCGTAACGAGCACGAGGACGGCCCGCAGCAATGCGGGCCGTATTGCCATGCCCATCATCAAACTGACCGCACCGTTCAAGTACTCCCCGGACGGCATCACCGTGATCGACTACCCGGCGGGCGAAGCCGATATTGACGCGCTCGGCGCGGAGATCGCCGGCAGTCTCGGCCTGATCGAATCGCCCGCGCCGGCAAGCGAAGCCACTGCGCCCGCGAAGAAGGCGCCCAGCAAGGCGCGCGGCTGACATGATCACCCTCGAGCAAGCCAAGGCGCATCTGCGCGTGGATCACGACCACGAGGACGCGCTGATCTACGAGTACATCGACGCCGCGACCGCGCACGCCGAGGACTTCTGCAAGCGCCCGTTTTCGGGCACGGATGAAGCCGGTACGCCGATCACCATGCCGGCCCCGGTGCGCTGCGCGGTGCTATTGATCGTGGGCGACCTGTACGCGAACCGTGAAGGCTCGCTCGTGGGCAGCGTGTCGGACAACCCCACGGTGCAGCGCCTGCTGTGGCCGTACCGCATGCAGAGCTTCGCCTGATGCAAGCCGGCCGCCTGCGCCACCGGGTCGCAATCGAGCGCTCGGTATCGACCCGCGACGACTTCGGCGGCGTGGTCGAGTCCTGGCAGAACTTGGCGACCGTGTGGGCGGAAATCCACCCCCTCTCCGGCCGCGAGTTCCTCGCCGCCCAATCCACGCAAGCCGGCGTCACGACGCGCATCACCCTCCGCGAGCTGCCCGGCATCACCGCCGCGATGCGCGTCAATCACGACGGCACGCTCTACAACCGGGCCGTGCTGCCCGACCCCACCCTGAAGCGCCACAT